TCTGAATTTTCAACAACTGTGGCATATACTTTAGACTCATTGATACAATCTTTGGCTCGAAGTAGAATATTTTCTACCGAAGTTTCGGTTGATTCAACAAGCATAGGAAATCTTTTGATGGCAGTTTTTAGTCCAATGCCGCTTACACCATCAATATTATCAGAAGAATCTCCTTCTAATATACGATAATAAATAAAGTTGCTGGGATGAATACCATATTCATTGATTACATCCTGTACTCCATAAATCTTTTTCTTTATTGGACTCCAGATTTGAACACGATCATTTACCAGTTGTAGAAAATCTTTATCAGCACTCATGATAGTGATTCTACTATCTTTATACATCTGTGTAGCAATATATCCAATTGTGTCGTCCGCTTCAATATAATCAATTGAAATTATGCTCACAGGCAGTTCTTGCAGAAATGATACAAGTTTGCCCATTTGTTCTACAACTGATTTTTGTTCAGTATTTCCATCGCTCATATCTTCATATGCACGATTGAGTCGTTTCATGACCTTTCTACCATCTTTATATTGTGGATATAACTTTCTACGACGTTCACTGCCACCTTTGCCGTCAAATACAACAATGACTCTGGTTGGACGCAATAGTTTGATAGCATAACCCAAACTACTCAAAAACCCAGACACTCCACCAACATGCTCACCATTATCACTCAAGGTTGGCACTACGGTCCAACAACGAATAAAATTGTTGGTGCCATCAACTACTAGAATATCACTATTCTTTTCTTTCTTTGTGTTTACAGGCAATGAAGCATGTTCAGATTTTATCTGAGAGAATATTGATGTGAATTTCTTTTTTGTGGTGTCTTGCATTTACGTTGTTTGTGCCATTATAGCGTTGAAAAATCTTTGCATATTGTGTCGATATGATAATTCACCAACTTCTTTGATACCGCCGTCATCTACTTTATAGAATGTGGAACCCATTAGTTCATTGCCTACAAATCGTATTTCACAAAGCATAACAGTGCGAAATGCGCTATTATGATGTTTGGTGAAACGAACAAGTTGATCATCATATGCAAGATATGATTTATTTGTTGTCAAATATACATCATCTCCATACTCAGTTTTATGAATTTCAATCTTCTTTTCTTTGCACCATTTCTGAAATTCTTCTGGTTCAGCGGGTGTAAAGTTTGATGTAATATATCTATTTTTTGTAGCCATAATATTTTATTTGAGAACCGTGTGGAGGTATTTCACTCCACACGATTAGTTTCTTTAATCTTCCATTCCTTCTGCTTCCGAATCATAAGAAATGTCATCTGCCATTTCACTGTTCGGTGCCTTGTATTTCATTACGAATTGCTCGCAAATCTTAGAATACAAGTATTCTTTACATTCGGGGCGATCAACAAGCAACTTTGGCAAGTCTCTCTTTTCAAACACAACGGTTTCTGGTTCTTTACCAGCAACCTCCATGATGAATTGAAGATTCTTTGCTTTCTTGTCTTCTTCTTTTTCTTCTTCCAACTGCTTCTTGGTTTTTTTCTCACCCGCAACTTTCACTTTCTTGGCGTTGGTAACAACATCCCATTCAATTAGTTTTTCCAACCAATTTCCATAGTTGTCAATACCACGGTCAAAATAGATATCAAACTCAACAGAACGCATTGGTGGTCCCATGCGGTTTTTGATAACCGTACATTTGGTTTTTATACCAATTGCTTGCTTGTCGTTGTTTTTGATTTGACCGATACTCTTTAGACGCAAACGCAACGAGGCGTGGAAAGCAAGAGCCTTGCCACCACTGGTTGTGTATGGATCGCCCAATCCAACAAAGCCAACCTTTTGGCGAAGTTGATTTGTAAAAGCCAAACAAATACGCTGTTTGGCAATCAACCCTGTGATCTTTCTCATTGCCTTGCTGATTGCGATAGCTTTGCCAGTGGCATAACCATCAGCACCGTGATCGCTTGCCATTTCCTTTTTGGTGGAAGCCGCAGCAACCGAGTCAACAAGAATCGTAACAAGACGATTCTTGCTGCTCTTGCGAACATAGCCGATGATTTCTTCGATTTTATCAAAGATATCTTCGACGGTATCAACATTGATATACAACATTTTTGGTACATCAACTCCAATAGCAGTTAAGAATTCAGTTGAAACGGATGTTTCTGTGTCAATGAAAACTGCCATACCTCCCTTGCGTTGTGTTTCCGCAAGCAAGTGAGCACCCATCAAACTCTTTCCGGATGCTTCAAGTCCAGTTAGTTCAGTAATTCGACCAACAGGCAAACCCGCGTTTGGACGATTGGCAATAGCCAAATCAACCAAACTATTTCCGCTAGAAACCCAATCGACTATTTGAGAAGGATCGTCTTCTGCGTCAAGAAAGAAAGCAACTTTACCGTCACTGTTCTTGTTGATGGACTCGGCCAATGCTTCTGCCAGTTCATCTCGACCGGAGGTAATTTCTACTTCTACGGACTTTTTCTTTTTTTCTTTTTCCATAATAATTGTTATGTTTGAAAGTTAAAAAGGGTGTGCCATTGTGTACAGCAGTACACCCTTTTATAATTTAGTTTATTGATTGATCAACGCTTATTAGGCGTTGTTGAACAAATCATTAAACTCGTCGGCAATTGCCTTTGTGTTGGCAGGAGCCTTGACAGAAGCCTTGGCGGTTGCGCTAACAACCGGTTTTGCAGCAGGTTCTTCCGAAGCAGTGTCGGTTGTTTCTGGAGCAACATCACCGTCTGGATTTGCTTCTGAAGCATTGAGCCAAGTATCCATAACAGATGCCAGTTCATCATAAGTCAATTCAGGGAACAAGTCTGTGACGTTCTTCTGATTCTTGACCTTTTCCTTCACTGCACCATCATTCACATCAAACGCAACAGTTGCGTTTGGCTTGACGCGAATTGTGGTTTCTGGAAATGACTTTCCGGTTTCTTCTGCGGTTTTGAATTCCACAGTAATATCACGACCAGATTTGAGGTCTGTAATATCACCATAGTCTGGGTCAGCAATAATGGCAAGAATTTCTTGATATACTTGCTTGCCCATGCCCCAGAATTTCACACCTTCAGATTCTTGCCCGCGAACAAGAATAGGAACATATGTACGAAGTTTTGGTTCAAGAGCACGACCCTGTTTCCATTCCTCTTTGCTGCCAGTCTTCTTGAGCTTGCTGGCAAACTCAACGATTGGATCTGGACGACCAAACGAAGATGGAGACAAATATGTCTTACCATTCATATTGTAATGAAAAAGCAGTTCAATGAACGGATTTTCAGGATTGTGTGAATAAGGAACAATACGGATCGTTTGTTTACCTTGCGGTTTCCACAATGAAGTGGATTTTGTTGTGTTGCTCTTGAGAGAATCAAGACGCGATTTAATTTTTGATAGGTCCAATGCCATAATTTTTTATTTGTTAATGTTTAATCTTGTTTGACCAATTTGAAATGCATCAACTAGGTCAAGGTTGATACAATGCATCAATAAATGACAATGGTCAATCTATAATAAGCAATATGCTCATTTTTTAATCGTTAATTAGTCATTCGTTAATTCAAATATAAGTATAAATATAGAGGCATTTATCCTCTAAAATTTAGTAATTATATTTTAACAATTTTGACTAATTTTGTTGGCGTGATTTTGACTTTTCCGTCACGCGATGTGATAAAACAGCTACGATAATTGTTCCAAGATATTTGATGCGAAGATGACATTACTCCATTATTCTCAAGTTTAATCAACTCGTTGAGAGCATTTATGCTATAAATAATGTTATATTCTTTTTTACGATGCACACTCATGGTGTGTGGATAAAACTCACTGCCATTCTTTACTACATTATAAGTCAAAAATATATCATCAATATTGTCGCCACTTTGTAATACATACACTTTGTTGTCCACGATTTGATAATAGCTACTTAATGCAGTTATTTCATTTTTGTAAGTTTGATATTTCGCAAACGTACACAACAGCTGTGCATTATATTCTGGCATATATCATATCTTGTTCTTGTCCGCAATAAGTTTTAATTCATCGCGTTCAACACTCTTGACTGGTACAGCTTCACCAGATAATGCAATCACTGCCGCTGTGTTTCCGGTTGAATCACGCCATTCACCATATGGTGTTTTTGTCCAACCTTTGTCCGTGGCAAATTTAACAGATATAAATACGTAATTTGAAACAGGTGTGGCAACAGGTGATGGTTGTGTCGCAATTGTCGGTTCTAACGAAGACTGACCTGTTGCATTTGAATCTGGAGTTTCGGTTCCGCTCCTGCCTGCTGTTTTTGTATCAACGGACGCACCCACTTGTGTTGTTGATGCATCTGTACTTTGTTTATTGGTTGCCCCAGAAATCTTTGCCACACCAGAAGTACGTGAAGAAGCGTCACTATCACCGACGCTTGTTGGTGCGGCGGTCGTCGGTTTTTGTTCCGGCGTTCCATAGGTTTGTTTAGGACTTGCCGCAAATTGTTGTGTTGGGTCTGTCGATGAAACGGCTTGTTGCGTCTGTCTCTTTTGCTTACCACGTTTCTTATAATATAAATTCATTCCACCTTTACCGTGAGTTGGATCGGACCCATAATGAGTACCTTTCTTGATTGCTTTTTGTTTATACTCAGCCGATGGAAATGTTACAAGCCAACCATCTTTATTGTATGCTTGACGGTCTGGATATTTTCCTTCATCCATGAATTTTTCAACAAACTCATTGATAGTATCAACATCTATATCTCGATTATACATTACTTCTGCAATCACTTGTATATGCTCGCTATTTTTCAGATTTACCATTCCATCCGAAATACGAGTGTCCAGTGCCGCGTCTGATATAATTTCCTCAACCATTTTTGTATTTTTTTTGGACAACATTTTCAATTCATCGCGATATGCATTATTGATTGGAACAACTTCTCCGGAAGCAGCCGTAATTGCAACCGTGGTTCCTTTTTCATCTCGCCAATCTCCATACGGGGTTTGTGTCCAACCCTTGTCCTCTGCAAATTTTTTCGACGGGCTCACATAATCAATGACAGGTGGTGGAGTTGGTACAACGGTTGGTTGATATTCCGGAGTTTGCTGAACTGATGTCGCAGTATCGGGTGAGGGAGTTTGTGGCATTTCGTCTTGACCGGGTTGTTTTATATATTTTGATTTGTATCTGTTCCCAAGCTTTTGAACCATGTATGCATCATCTTTTGCTTGCATTTCATAAGAATAATAATCATCGTCATATTCCTCAGTTTCGTCGGGCTGTTCCGGCTTTTGAATTGATTTTTCCGAATTCATTTGCTGTTGAGTTGGTGGCTGCACTACGGCTGGGTTTTTATCAGAAACCCGTGGGGACTGTACAAGTTGCTGTTTTTCTTTTTTCTTGCTATACATCTTCATGCCGCCCTTACCATGCGTTGGGTCTGAAATTGAGTGAGTTCTTTTTTTAATTGCCAAATCTCTGTCTTCTTTAGAAGAAAATGTAACCAACCAACCGTCTGAATTATATGCCTGTCTCTCTGGATATTTACCTTCTTCCACAGAAATTTCTTTATTTATCCCCGATAGTTCTGATGTATTGTTGTCGTTCATATATCTTGTTTTCCTCGAACCGGTGCAAATGATGGTCCCGTTTGAGAATACCCGCTAAATGCAAACGGTTTTTTTAATTTTAATAAATTTTCTTCATAATAAAATCCAGCGCCTTTTGTATAAAACAAAATTCCACCGCTATAGTGTTCAATATTTTTAAACATTTCTTCTGCAATTTTTATCGGATCGAGTATGTCGTCTGTTTCGGATGGTGCTTTGCTAAATAAGTCCAATTTCATTATCTTTGGTAATACCAATTGCATTTTTTTATCACTGATTCCGGATATTGTTACGTTAATATTTGTTGGCGGAAGATTTGGATCTGTTATCTGTTTTTTAACATCTGGGTCAATTTGCTTGATTGCAACTGTCGTTTCTTCTCCATCGAAATTGAATTCTACTTTTTCACCAGTTGCAAGTTTTTCTAACTCGTTTCTGGGCAATCCGTGCATGTGAGCACACAAAAATTTTAGTCCGCGCAAAGCTCCTAAATTTAATTTTTGCCAAGTTTTTGATTTGAATAGTTGAATGCTCATAGCATGTGGACCTCTGCTTCCACCTCTCGTTCCTGGTAAATCGGCATCATCGCACATTGCGATGAGAGCTTCTTCTACGTCTTTATCCACCAAAGTGGCTAATAATTGATTCATCGCCTTAACAAATTGAATTCGTTGAAATCCTCCAACGCCAAACGATGCTTCGGTTGTTCTAAACTCCCCAGATGTTTTAGATAACTCTTTAACGTCAACAACTTTATTTCCCGGCAAAACCAAATCTCCCGATTGACCTCCACCCGATTCACAACCCCGAATAGCCAACACAAACATATATTCTCCGCGACCGGCGGAAGCGGACTGCGGCTTAATTTCTTCATCAAGTTCTTTTATAAATGCTTGATATTTTCCAACAAGATTGCTGTTCCAAAAATTTATAGATTCTTCTAATGTCATTCTGTCGTAAACTACTTCAATAAATTCTTTTCTGGTTTCGTCGTCGAATATTTTCTTGGATGATACCGCCTTGATTATCATTTTTGCTATATTTTCGGGAAATTTTTTTATGTTAATCAATGTATTAAGGTTAAACGGCAACCCATCTTTCGACTCTAAATTAGTTTTTGGTTTGATATTTTGAACATCATTTGCAAATTTTTTAGAAAATTCTTTGGCATATTTTTTTTCAAATCCCTTGGATACAAGTGTTTTTTCCAACGCTTTGATATTTTCCGGCGTGTTGTATCCCCCCGCCAGTCCATCGTCGGAATTCATAGCCCAGTCTTGGAGCAATTCGTCTAAAATTTTATTCTCATCTGTCATAATATATAAATATTCATATATAACACAAAACCGTCTATGATATATACAACTATATTATAAATATCAAGCAAGATCAATATGCTTCATATCTTTGTAATTTTTACCAATATATACTTTGACCGGAAACTTGTCGCGTTCCATGATACTTTTTAGTCTTTTTATAGTATCCATCTTGTCATCTTTGTGCATATCAAACAATATGCTGTCATATGTATATAGCACAGTCTTACTTTTCTTGTTTTTTAGATATTCTAATAGATCACCTAAAACATCTACTGCCATCTCAGTTTCAAATGCTTGTAATATATAATTAAACAACTTGCTTGGATTGGCTTGTGGAATATGACAAGTCTTGATTTTTCTTTTATATTTTGGAGTTTCAATATATCCATTCTCATTATAGAACTTCCATCTATGGTCAATATACTCTTGAATCTTGGCAAAATAGGGTATGTGTAGCCATTTCTTATCAAAGCCTCCATAAATCTGTGGAAATGTGTATGCTTTGGCTACTGCAATATCTTCTTCATTTGCCGCTTTCTTATTAAAATAATACTTGGATAGATAAGCATATGGATTTTCATTTGTTTCCATATGAAAGTTCACCAAATGAGCAATAAGACGAGGATGAAAAGCATTATAATCCATCATAACAAGCATACCATCATTGCCATGTCTGCTCACAAAACATGTTCTGCTATTGTCGCTTTTATTTAAAGCTGCATAATTTACACTTGCAAAACGATTGCTTGGTCTGCCTGTTGAAGTCAATAAGTTATATTGTGTATATACCAGATTATTTTTAATATGCTTGGTTTGTTCATTGCCAAATTCTTCAGTAAAATCTTCATTCACACACATACCATTGGCTTCAAGTTCTGCAAAGCAGTTTGTGGTTGTATTGTTTACAAACTTGAATCCATCTTCTTTTATAATACTTGTGTCTAGTTCATCAATACCTTTTATTTTTTCCATGAACGAGCGAGCATGCTTTAGCAATGGCACACACATGTTTACATCTGGTACATTTCTAAAATTATTTTCAACAAACTTGTGAGCATTGGTATTATAGTCGGCATCATCAATTTTACCTTCGCTCAAATACTTTATCAAGTTAATATCCACAAAATCATAATCTTTGCCCATCAATTGCACCATATTCTTTTTGTCTATAACAAACTTATTGCGAATACTGATTTTCAATGCTTCTTTGATTTTATACAAAGATTCTGGTGGCGGCGAGCCTTCATTGTGTTTGATTGGCACGCACCAATATGATTTTGATACCAAAAAGTAAAAGAACAAAACACTAACTTCATTGTTTGCAATATGCTTTTCTGCGTCCATACACACTGCATCTATCACCATAATATCTGATGTGATATGAGACAATAACAAGTCCAATTCAAAATCTGTTTCTACAATTTGCACATATTCAATTTGAATGAAATTTGTGCTTTTGTCAAACAGATATCAATAACCCTGCCAATATTCCAAAAGGTTATGCAATACTTTTTTTAAGTCAATGCCATCTTCTTTTTGCACTCTTTCTATTTCAAATCTATTCAAGTCAGAAACACCCGGATCAATAACTCCATTAATGTTGCGATTTTCTCTTGGTCCAATAATCACCCAATTTATATACACCACTTTATACAAATCTTGATTGAGTTTGTTTGCTTGCTCGCTTTTTATTTCAACAAGAACATTGTCGTTTATTTTCTTTGCAAATGCTCTGGTGAAATTTCCGTTTGTATAATTTTTTGAAGTTGGCGTTGGCTTAAATGGTAGTGGAGATTCTCCGGTAGATAATTCATTAAACTTACCATATTCCGATGTTATGTCATCATTGTATTTCATATATTATTCAATTGATGTTAGTGGTCTTGCTTGTGCAGTGATGGACGTGGTCCATATTTTATTTTCAACTTTCTGTTTCACATCCGAAACTTGCCATACACATCTTTCATAATTATATGAACTTGGTACATGGTCAAGTGTAAATTGAGAAAGTGCCGTGATTCCACCAATACCTAACAATTCCATGGTGAAGTTTGTACCTGGCATCAATCCATTGTTTGTATAAACCGCTCGTTTGTCTTTTGTATTCAACAAAACAGCTTTCAAGAAACTTGGACTATTTTCAGCCAAAATATGAACTGTTTTTTTGTCCGGTGCTGTATAAACATAAAATTCTTTCTTGTTTTCAGATTTGAACATTCGTTTAAGCTTAGTTTGGCTATTATCCTTGGTATTATTTGACGGGGTTGTTTTGTCTGGCGGAATGACTCCTCTATCAAACAATCTGTCTCCGCGAGAGAACTTACTTATTTCCATCGTCTTTGCATCATAGTTTGCGGTGCCATATTCTCCCGGTAGATCTTTTCCACTTGCGCTCTGCATGACCATTTGATTGGACATTTCGCCGCTCAACTTTACAGAAAATTCTGCCGATTTCATGAACGCGGAATTTACCGACCCAATTGATATTGTCAATAAACTTTTGGCATCTTTTACCGTGTTGATTGGACTAAAATTGGAATCTATAACCGTGTATACCGTTCCATTTCTTTCAACGGGTCTGCATTGCAATTGGCAAATATTACACATCGCTTCGGATATATGCTGCAACAATTCTTCTACCAACTTCAGTATAGTTTCATTTTTCTTAACAAGTGATTTAAAAAAATCTACAGAAATATATATGTCTTGTAGATATCCCCAATATCCAGAAGTTGGTCCATTTCCATCTGTACTTGGATATATGCTATATACCGGAAACGAATTTCCGGTTTTGTTTATGACGGATTGTATATCATCATATGATTCTTCAAATTGAAATTTATCTATTACGTTTTTAATATCCGGAAACAACGTGTAATAATTACCGGACTGCGTCGATGCATCTGCAAGACTTCTTCCTTGGGTTGCTTTTGGGTCTTTAGTTACAAACCTTGGGGCAAATTGATTTGGAATCAGAATGTTTTTGTTGGTAGATTTTAGTGCAGGGTGTGCACAGATTGTGACATCCTTCACATCAAATCTTGACGCGCCTACGTTGGTATCATTTCCGTCTTTATCAATAAACTTTATAGAGAAGAACGTGTTTATTATGTCAGCAACCAGATCCATTCTCATCCAAGCGTCTTTTTCATACTTAAACACTCTACCTTCAGTTTTTATGTTTAATTTTTTGGCCGCATCTGTTTTTTTGTCAGGCTTATCCTGTATAGTCATATTTTGCATATCGCCGCTGAAAGTAAACTCGGTGAAATCTTTTAATTGAATAGTTTTCTTTTTGTCTTTTGGATCTGTTTGGGATGTTTGCTTATTTTGATACGATTGCCCTTCAACCAAATAATTTGCATTTGTTATTGTTGTAGAACAATCATATCCTCCAAATTCATTGATTGAATATCCATAATCTGTTATGAACCCCATAGCCAAATCATAATTTCCGTTGGAAGCTTCAATCCATTCCGATGTGTATTCGCGTGTTCCTTCAAAAATTCCATACAACCATTTTGTGTCTGTCAAATCAACCAAAGAAATTGTATCATAATGATTCCATCCCCATTCTACTAAGCAAGTGATTCGAGGTGTAAGAAAATACGGAGTAAGATATTCAAGTTGTGACAATGAATAACATTTCCATGTTATCTTTGTTTTGCGACACAATGCATTAAATCCGCTGTTTGCTCCACCGGAGAATTCAGTATCTATAGAAACAATGCTTGGGGGTGGGCGATGTGGAAAATCTGAAAAGAATTTGGATCTGCCATCCACAACAGCTTCACCCGTCATTGTTCCCAATTGATGTGGCTTTCCATAAGCATC